AGTATGATACCCAGAAGCGTCTGGAGTATCAACAGCAAATGATGCAACAACCTCAGCAGTACAACGAAAACTATCGTGGTGTTCGTTTTGTAAAGGAGGGTCATAAGTGATGCAGAAACTCAATGTGCTTCAACTCATTAAAGAGCAAAAGCAAAAAGAGCAACGTCGTCACCAAGCACTGCTTGCAAACGCAGGAGCAGGTAAGTGATTGCTACCATTGCAGCTATTGCAGGTGCATCAACAGCGTTCATTTATCTCATATATATTGAAGTTCTATTACTCAATAGGTAGTGGAAAATTACCGTTATCACTATGATGATATGGACAAGGACAATAGAGGTCCCGCTTGTTATCTTTTAACATATCGTGGTTGTCGCTATTGGTCTTGTTATCGTATTCATCTAGTGGAATGGTTTGAGAAAATGTTTAATGTAGAGGGTTCTTGACGAACCCTCTTTTTTTGTGTATAATACCTTTGTTGAGGTTGATAAAGATGGATAGAGAAAAGCTTAAGTTGATTGTCAAAAACCTTGAGTCTCTGGTAGAATGTCTAAAGTCAGAAGTTTATTCTGATGTAGATTCATATAAAGTGAACTACGAAGAGATTTCACAACACATTACTGATTACGACGAAGTATTTTATGACGGAGATGACGATGGATACCCAGATTGATGAGTTTGAGTATATGAAACCAGAAGTAAAACTCATCAGTGTTACACCCGATGCAGAAAAGCACATGGCATATTGTGCTCGGGTAAGTAATCCTGCTAACCAAGAGAATGAAAAGTTCTCTGGACTTCTAAAGTATTGTATCCAGCATCAACACTGGTCAATCTTCGAACAAGCTTCGATGACTGTAGAAATCAATACTACTCGTGGTATTGCAGCACAAATCCTTCGTCATAGGAGCTTTACATATCAAGAATTTTCGCAGCGTTATGCTGATAGTACTCTTCTTGGTAAGTCTATTCCTCTTCCTGAACTTCGTCGTCAGGATACAAAGAATCGTCAGAACTCAATTGATGATATTCCTGCCTATCTCAACTTAGTTTTGAGTGAAGATATCCGTGTTCATTTTGAGCAGTCTCTACGCATCTACAAGCGCCTTCTAGACGCTGGAGTGGCAAAGGAGTGTGCAAGGTTCGTACTGCCTCTAGCGACCCCTACACGCCTCTATATGACGGGCTCTGTGCGTTCTTGGATTCACTACATCAATCTACGTTCTGCACATGGAACACAGAAGGAACATATGGAGATTGCTGAACTGATTCGTTGTATCTTTACCTGTCAGTTCCCTTCTGTATCTGAAGCACTTGGTTGGACTCGTGAAGGATGTCCTGAATGCACAGATGCTCCTTCAATCACTATTGAATAAATATCTGCATACAGAATGGAGGTTTAAATTGCCAACTTATCCCGTAGTTAATAAAGAAACTGGTGAACAAAAAGAAGTGACAATGAGTCTCCTTGATTGGGACCAATGGAAACAAGACAATCCACAATGGGAAAGGGATTGGTCTGACCCAAGCACTTGTCCTTCATCAGCAGAAGTCGGTGAAGTGTATGACCGACTGCGTAAAACACATCCTGGATGGAATGATGTTCTAGAAAAAAGTTCTCGTGTACCCGGGTCAAGAGTTAAACCAGTTTAAACCAGGTTTATTATAAATAGTTATATTATTCCATCCTGGTTTATGTACAAAAGAAATCTTACAGTTTTTAAAGGACAAAAGTTTTATGATTTAATAGTTGTGGATGATACTATTCAATTTAAAATTGAACCATCCGGAAGAAAAAAAAGATCTGTTTTGTGCAAATGTGTTTGTGGAAAAACTAAATTGATCCCTTTAGCAAACTTATATGATAAGAGAGAAACTGCAAAAGCGAAAAGTTGTGGATGCACTAAAAAATTTGTTAATGGTATTAATGCACAAAAACGGAGAAAACCCGAAAGTGTTTATAGGTACATTTACGAACAATATCAATCTGGAGCAAAATCTAGAAATTTAGAATTCAATTTATCCAAAGAAGAATATCTTGAAGTTATAAAACAAAACTGCTATTATTGTGGATCAGAACCAGAATTAAAACAACCTCATAGAGGTAAAGGAAAATATGTTGGTGTTCCTGTTCCTTATAATGGAATTGATAGAATAGATAGTAGTGTTGGGTACATAAAAGGAAATTGTTTACCTTGCTGTACAAAATGCAACTATATGAAAAGTGATATGAATATTTTATCGTTCACTGATCACATTATGAAAATTGCAAATCATTTAGAAAAATATGCCAGCTAAGAAAAGAAACACTCCTCAGAATCCAGTTCCTTTTGGTATGAGCAACAGGCAAATGAAAAGGAAGAAACCAATTAATCTTGATTTGATAAGAGAAGTTGAACCTCTTACAGATAATCAAGAACTTCTATTTCAGTCTTATAAGAAAGGTCAAAACATTGTTGCATATGGTGCTGCTGGTACAGGTAAGACATTCATTACTCTTTATAATGCACTAAAAGATGTTCTTGACGAAAGATCCCCTTACGAAAAAATTTATATTGTACGTTCCCTTGTGGCAACTAGGGAGATTGGTTTTCTTCCGGGCGATCATGAGGATAAATCCTCTCTTTATCAGATTCCATATAAGAACATGGTAAAGTATATGTTTGAAATGCCAGATGATTCTGCATTTGAAATGTTATACGGAAACCTCAAAACTCAAGGTACAATCAGTTTCTGGAGTACTTCTTTTATTCGTGGTACAACTCTTGATAACTGCATCATTATTGTTGATGAATTCCAAAACTTGAATTTTCATGAACTTGATAGTATCATTACTCGTGTAGGTGAAGACTCTAAGATTATGTTCTGTGGAGATGCAACACAATCTGACCTTGTTAAAACTGCAGAAAAGAATGGTATTATCGACTTTATGCAAATTCTAAATGTTATGCCTTCAGTAGATGTAATTGAATTTGGTGTTGATGATATTGTTCGTTCAGGTCTCTGTAAGGAATATCTAATTGCAAAAGCGGAATTGAATCTATGACATTTATTCATCATAATTTTTTAGGTGATATTGAACTAAACTGCAAAACAACAGAAAGCATCCGTCTCTATAATATTCCTAATGGAGATTGGGTGCCTTCTATTACTTCAGTGACTTCTTTTTATAACCGACAAATCTTTGTGAAGTGGAGAGAGCGTGTTGGTATTGAAGAAGCGAATCGTATTACTAAAAGAGCAACAGCAAGAGGAACTGATTTCCACCAAGTCTGTCAGGACTATCTTGAAAACAAGGAACTAAATTGGGATAATTATCAACTCCTGACAAAACATATGTTCTTTCATGCAAAACCTTTTCTGGATAAGATAAATAATATTCATGCAATTGAAAGAACACTCTATTCGGAGTATTTTGGACTTGCAGGAAGAGTAGACTGCATTGCAGAGTATGAAGGTGAGCTTGCGGTCATTGACTTCAAGACATCAGAAAAAATTAAACCAGAGGCATGGATTGAAAATTACTTTGTACAAGAGACATTCTATGCCGCTGCATATTATGAACTTACTGAGATTCCCATTAAGAAACTTATCACACTGATGGTTACTCCTGGTGGAGAGGTGAAAGTATTTGACAAAAGAAACAAAGACGATTATATTAGACTATTAGTTCGCTACATCAAAGAATTTGTACATCACAATATTGGGTCAAATGGAGAATGAGTTAGAGAAAGTACTAGAAAGCAAATTCTTCTGTCCTTCTCGGTTTGCACAGGAGATTGAATCTTTAGTGCAAACAAATGAAGAAATGAATTATATTGATGCTATCATTCACTTCTGCGAAAAGAATAGTATTGATGTAGAGTCTGTTCCTAAATTAATCTCAAAACCACTAAAGGAAAAGATTAAATATGAGGCAATGGAACTTAACTTTCTAAAGAAAACTTCCCGTGCTAAATTGATTTTTTAAATGATGCCAGTAGATGCTTATAGACAGTATCTTGCACTGAAGAATCACTTTACTAAAGATAGTTACGATTATCATAAGTATTGTGGTAAGAGTCGTGCTACAGTTCAATC